GGATTTTTTTGGTTTACAGTAAGAAAATCTTATCCAGTCGTAAATCATTATCCCATCATAATATAGAAAAAAGACTTTCAAAAACAGAACAGTCAGAAAGGATGTTCCATGGAAGCAATGAATTATGTAAAGCCCGAACTCATCGTCGTTGCGTTCGTGCTGTATTTTTTCGGTGTTGCTTTGCGGCAGGCACCGGATGCGGACAGCAGGATGGAAAAATCAGTAAGCAGCCCATCCGCCATGGTAAAAAAACTACAGAAGTGGTGCAACCAGAAATAGAAAAAAGAATACTCAAAGACCCGGTTTTGTGTTATACTGGAAGATAGTTTAAAATGAACAGAAAGAAAA